GGTGGAGATACCTTTAGAATAATTGGTGGCACTGGCTTAACATCGACGGCTTCTGCAACCGACACACTTACTTTGGACCTCGATAACACAACCGTAACTGGTGGATCATATGGTTCAGCTACAGCAGTTTCAACCTTTACAGTTGACGCTCAAGGTCGTTTGACCGCAGCTGGAACAGCAACAATTGCTATCCCAGCAAGTGCAGTTACAGACTTTACAGAGGCTGCACAAGATGCAGTTGGAAATGCAGTTGGAACAGGCCTTACTTACACTGATTCAACTGGTGCAATTTCGGTAACAGCAAATACCTACGACGCCTATGGCGCAGCATCCTCAGCTCAAAGTGCAGCAGAATCAACTGCTTCAGGTTATGTATCAACTCACTCATCAGCTACAACATCAGTACATGGTGTTACTGGAAATGTTGTTGGAACAACTGATACTCAGACACTTACCAACAAGACACTTACTAGCCCAGTAATAACTGGAGCAGTATTCAATGATGGTTCAATAGTCTTTGAAGGTGCAACAGCCGATGCTCATGAAACAACTCTTACAATCACTGATCCAACTGCAGATAGAACAATTACATTTCCAGATGCTACAGGTACAGTTGCTTTAGCTGCAGACGTTGCAGCATTGTCTGGTGCAACATTTACTGGTGCAGTATCTGGTACATCTCTTACTCTTTCAGGTGACTTAACAGTTAATGGTACAACAACTACAATTAACTCAACTACAGTAAGTGTCGACGACAAGAATCTTGAACTTGGCTCAAGTGTCTCTCCATCAGATGCTGGTGCAGACGGTGGTGGTATTACGCTCAAGGGAACTACGGACAAGACTTTTAACTGGGTTGATGCAACTGATGCATGGACTTCATCTGAGAATCTCAACCTTCTAACTGGCAAGTCATTGTTAATCGCAGGAACTTCCGTACTTAACGCCACTACTCTTGGTTCAGGAGTAACGGCATCAAGCCTTACCTCAGTTGGAACAATAGCAACTGGTGTATGGAATGGCACGGCAATAGCCATAGCTAACGGTGGAACCGGCTCTACAAGTGCTGGAGACGCTCGTACGGCTCTTGGAGTAGCAATTGGCTCTGATGTACAGGCTTACAACGCTACGCTTGCTGCAGTGGCTGGTGGAACATATACTGGCGATGACAGCATTACTACACTTGGAACAATTACCACTGGTACTTGGACTGGTACAGCAATCGCCATCGCTAACGGTGGTACTGGATCAACAACTGATTCCGGAGCTCGTACAGCCCTTGGATTGGCCATTGGAACCAACGTACAGGCTTATAGCTCAGTATTAGATAACGTAGCTGCAGGCAACTATACTCTTGACGGTGGCACATTCTAATTAAAAGTGGTATAATACTATCTTTAACCATGGAGTAAAAAATGGCCATTAGTAGTGGAAACTCATCAGGACCAAGAAAAAATGACGTACCCAACATAGTTGGAGATAAGCCCGCCGCTGCCGATCCTAAGATCACAGCAGCGGGCTTTGACGTCCGGAACTGTATCTAATACTAATTTAAATGATCCTTCTGGTGGCAACTTAACTAGATTAGATGAGATTATATCTTCATCTCCTACAGCTAACACTGTCTATCCTAGAAAAGAAGACGTAGCTTACACTAAGTATTCTCCTTATTTCCCGCCTTACTTTCCTCCATACTTTCCTCCATACTTCCCTCCATACTTTCCTCCTTTCTTTCCACCTTTCTTCCCACCTTTCTTCCCACCATACTTTCCACCTTTCTTCCCGCCTTTCTTCCCGCCATATTTCCCACCATATTTCCCACCATACTTCCCACCAGGGTTTAAGTAGAGGAAAATTAGATGGCAAATATTATAAAAATAAAAAGATCAGCAACACCATCTCAAACGCCAACATCCTTAGACTATGGTGAGTTGGCGCTAAATTATGCTGATGGAAAACTATTCTATAAAAACAGTTCTAATAATGTAGTAGAATTTACTAGCGCTGCTAGCGTAGCAGGTACAGTTCACAACGCAACAATAGGGGACGGAACAAACACTTCATATGTTGTTACCCACAACTTTGGTAGTAGAGACGTAAGTGTGACAATCAGAGAAGCAGCTGCTCCATATGGTTTAATTTTGACTTCATGGGAAGCCACATCAAGTAATGCTGTTACTATTTTATTCGATTCACCTCCTTCTTCTAATTCTGTTAGGGTGTCTGTTTATGTGGCCGTATCAGGCCTTGAGCAGGGCCCTACCGGTCCTACAGGGCCGACTGGTCCCACAGGGCCTACAGGTCTAACCGGCGCTACTGGACCAACAGGCCCACAAGGATCTAGCGGATACTCAACATTAAATCTCGATGGAGGGCATCCTGATACTATATATGTTGGAATTAATTCTATTGATTGCGGAGAAATATAATGGCTATTCAAGTACAATATCGTAGAGGTACAGCAGCACAATGGACTAGCGCAAATCCAACATTAGCAGTTGGTGAACCGGGGTATGAAACAGATACTGGTAAATTTAAGGTAGGTACTGGGGCAGCCGCTTGGACTTCTCTATCTTATAGCTCAGGTCCTGTGGGGCCTACAGGATCTGCTGCAAGCTTAACATTAGGAACTGTAACCACAGGAGATGCTGGATCTTCAGTTGCAATCACAAACTCTGGCACATCGAGTGCTGCTATTTTTAACTTCACTATTCCTAGGGGCGATACTGGAGCCACAGGGCCTACAGGGCCTACAGGGCCTACTGGAACAGCTGCTACAATCACTGTTGGTACCGTCTCTGCTGGTACGGCAGCAGTGACTAATTCAGGCACAAGTAGTGCAGCAGTTCTTGATTTTACATTACAAACAGGTGCTACTGGACCCACCGGACCCACCGGACCAACTGGACCTACTGGACCTACTGGCTCTATTGGTTCAGCAACATTAGATGATCTTTCAGACACAATAATAACAAGTCCCGCAACTGCTCAAATTTTAAGGTATAACGGAACCAACTGGGTCAACTATGCTTCGACCCTTACCCTTGGTGGAAACTTTACTACCTCAGGTGCATATACAACATCTTTGACTGCAACAGCAAATACAGCCATAACACTTCCGACTACAGGTACTCTCTCGACTCTTGACGGAATGGAAATTCTAACTAACAAGACTCTTACCAGTCCAGCAGTTGACACACCATTTTTAACGCTTTCAACAAGTACATCAACAACTGATGCAAGAATTTTTTGGGATTCTACAAATAAAAAAATAAGAGTAGGCAATGGAACAATATCATTAGACTTTGCTTCTTCTAACGTCATAACAAATGCTCAAACTGCAAGTTACACATTGGTTTTGGCTGACAAAGATAAACTTGTCGAAATAAGCAACGCATCAGCTAACACTCTAACTGTTCCAGCAAACTCTTCAGTAGCTTTCCCTATTGGAACACAAATGACAATACTTCAAACAGGTACTGGACAGACTACAATTGCAGCTGCAGGTGGAGTAACCGTAAATGCAACACCAGGCTTAAAGCTTAGAGCTCAATGGTCTTCAGTTACTTTGATAAAAAGAGCTACAGATACTTGGGTTGCACTAGGCGACTTGCAAGCTTAATCTTTCTTAATGCACCAAAAATTAGTAGAGCACCAACGGTATCCTCTTTTAATCTCTTTTACTTGATGCGGAAATTCATCTTTAGCTGGAAAACAAATAAACATTCCAGGCTCTGGTTTGACAAGTAAATCTTGTTTAGGAAAATAGATCTCTCCACCTTCATAGTTATTATTATAATAAAGCACTGAGCTAAGATCTCTAGTTGGATGTCCAGCTCCAGTCTTTAGACCAACACTTTTATTCTGCGCAGATCCGTGATCTAGATGAACTGGCATTGAATCTCCAGTTTTCATTTCTACCACACTAGTTAATCCCTCATCATGAACTTTGCAACCAAAGCAACTTTCTATAATTTCCTTTATTTTATCATGATACTTACTCAAGAGTGTAGGTAAATCTGGACGGCCATTGCCAGCATAAACTCCAAATGGAGAATATCCAGATTCATCAATTGTAACTGGCGTATCATTTAAGTATATTAAAATTTTTTCTAGATCTTGTCTGTCTAAAATATCTTTAAAAATATGAATCTTATCCATTTTATCTCAATTCTGTAATAGTATAAAAAGATGGAGTTGTGTATCTTTCTCCAGAGATAACTGGTTTAACTCCGTGCAAATAGTTAACATCACCAGGATGAGCTACAGCTAAACCAGGTTTTGGGGTTACGATCAAATCATGATCTGGATAATAAAGCTCCCCACCTTTAAAGTTATCATTGTAATAAAATAATGAATTTATATCATAAGTTGGAAAAGGATTTGGTTTACCGTCATTAGTCTGTTTGTCCGCATGCGGTTTTTGTTCCATGCCCGGACGCCATTTGATTATTACTGGAGGCCTATTAGATAGTCCAACTTTAAAAGATTGCTCTAAAAATTGTTTCATTTTTTTAATATATTTATCGATAATATTATAAACTTCAACATTAAGTTTCTGAAGAATATCCCAACTACACTGTCTATCAGCCCAGTAAGAAGCATCATATATGCAAGTGCCATCAGCAGCGTACTGATTTTCTCCAGCATCCATCCATTCATTAATGGTTGGGAGAAACTTTTGAATTACTTTAAGGTCATCTATATCTATGAAATTATTAATTATTTTTATATTGTCAATAGACTTACCAAAATGACCTGGCTTAACGAGTGACTGCTCCATACTTTGCTCCTAGTTATCTATAAATTTGACTACTGTCGAAAGTCTGTGATAAAGTATATCATTACAGGACTGACGTTCTAGCAATGAATTGGAGATTGAATTGGAAATTTTTAACATAGAAGAACCTAAACTGGGGATAATTCTTTATAGAGGTGCCATATCAGATGACGTTAACATACCTAAAAGATTAGAAGATACACTTACTGGAAGTCAGCATGAGTACTTTAAATGGAACGAAGCTATGGTTGGCTATAATGAAAAAATGCCCGACTATAGAGATTGCTATGATTTAAAAGTAGGTCCAAAACATTGGGGACATCTTCCATTAGAACTATCTGAAATTAAAAATGTTTACGATGACTATAATTCTATATTAACTACATGTCTAGCAGACTATGAGAGAAGATATAATTTTAAGATGGAATTTATGGAAGCAATTAATTTTATAAAATATGGAAAAGGTCAACATTTTCAAGTCCATACAGATTCAGGTTTTTCATATTTTTGCACTCTTTCTTCAGTTGGGTTCTTTAATGATGATTATGAAGGAGGAGAGCTTTGGTTTCCTTATTTAAACCTTAAGTTTAAAGCTCAAAAGGGAGATATAATATTCTTTCCTTCAACGTACATTTATGCTCACGGATCAATGGAAGTAACTGAAGGAACTAAGTACAGTGCGGTAACAATGTATAATTACAATGAAATTGGCCAGTCAGTTACACCATCTAGTGGGATTCAACTCGCAACACTGCC